CATATAAACATACTTATGCTGATTATTCTTTGCAAAGAAAAATTGCATCTGAAATGTATACAAAAATGAATAAAAATAATACTGGAAAAACATTCGAAGAACGCTTTGGAAAAGAAAAAGCAGATAGTATAAAGAAAAAATTTTCAATCAGAAGCTCTGGTAAAAACAATCCTGCTTTTGGAAAAAATTATAAATCTGGTGGAAAATCTGTTAAAGGCTATTATAAAAATCTATTTTTTAGAAGTTTATTTGAATATTCTTTCATGAAATATTTAGAATCTATGAATATTGATTTACATAATGATGTAGATTATGAATGTTTTTCTATTCCTTATAAATTAGATGAGATTGATCGGACTTATAGAATAGATTTTTATATTAAATCTAAGAATATAGTATATGAAATTAAACCTGCTTATCAACTTAAAAATATGAGCCATGTTTTACAATGTAAAATTGATGCTGCAATTCAATATTTTAAAAATAAGAATATAGGCTTTAGTATATTAACTGAACAAGACTTTCCTAAAATATCATTTGCAAACGCACTATTAGACAAAAACATAAAATTCGATGAACGAACCTTTAAGTATTTTAAATCAACAAGAAATAACGGTTAAAGATTGGCAAAAATATTTTCCGTTTAATGAGATTAGACCATATCAAGAAACAGCAATAAACTTTATAATAAATCAAATTGTTAATAAAAGAAAAAGATTTATAATAGTAGAAGCAGGAACTGGTGTCGGTAAATCAGCAATTGCAGTAACAGTTGCTGCATATTTTGCCGAAAATGTTCCTAACGGAGAATGCGATCCTGGCGGATATTTCCTCACTACACAAAAGATACTACAAGAACAATACATCAAAGATTTTGGAGGTAGAAACGGAGAAATGGTTTCTATTAAATCTGCTGCTTCTTATTCTTGCAAGAGAAAAAAAGGTTTTAGCTGTGCTGAAACCAGGAGATTATTAAGATGTGGTGGAGCCGAACCATCAATGAATAAATGTCACATGGATTGTGTTTATGTAACAGCACGAGACAAATTCATAAGATCAAAACTCGGAGTAACTAATTACTCATATTTCTTAAGTCTAACCAAATATACAAACGAGATAGGTAATCCAAAACAATTACTAATATTAGACGAAGGTCATAATTTACAAGAAGAAATATCAGGTTTCGTTGATATTGAAGTAACAAATGAACTATGTTTAAAAATGGGTTTTACACTACCTAAAATACTCGATAAAGGTAGAGCATTTGATTGGATATGTAATAAATTTCAGCCTGCAATAACTGCTTATGTTAATGAATTGGAATCAGAAATGGCTACTAACGAAAGTGTTGCAAACGAACATACTTACATGGATAAAATCATGTGTAAATTAAATCGTTCTATTGAATTATATACTGATGACAATTGGATAATGAATTATGTTGAAGAGGATAATAAACCTTTTAAAATAGAATTTAAACCTATCGATATTAGTCAATATACAGAGAGTTCTTTATTCACATACGGCCGCTCTATTATCATAATGAGTGCAACGATATTAGATGCCAACAAATATTCAGAACAAGTTGGTATTCCCAAAGATATGTTCGCTCACATGAAAATAGAAAGTCCATTTTCTCCAGATAATAAACCTATCATTTATGCTCCGATGGGTAAAATGACAATGGATTCAATAGAACAAACATTACCTAAAATCGTTCAAGCAGTATCAGCTATCTTAAAAAGACATCCTGATATGAAAGGTGTTATTCATTGTCATAGCTATAAAATTCTCAACTACATTAAAAATAATATTAAAAACAAAAGACTATTATTTCAAGACGATAAAAATAGAGAAAAAATTCTATCTAAACATACAACATCAACTGAACCAACATTTCTTGTTAGCCCTTCAATGAGTGAAGGTGTAGATTTAAAAGATCATTTGTCAAGAGTTCAAATAGTTTGTAAATTACCATTTCCATATTTAGGAGATCAACTGATTTTAAAGAGAAAAGAAAAATGGGAATGGTGGTATAACTATGAAACTGCTAAAACCTTGATACAAATGTTTGGTCGTTCTATCAGAAATGAAAATGATTATGCCATAACTTACATTCTTGATGAATCTTGGGAAAGATTCTATCAATTAAACAATCATCTATTTCCGTCTACATTTGCAAAGCAATTTAAGTAATTACCATTACATCATAGAGGACATTAGTCCTCTTTTTTATTTCTTTATTATGGAAATATTGTAAAAAATAATAGTGTCTTAAAATGCATCTAATTAATAAAATACACTGGATTTGTTTTAAGATAAATAATTGAAATAATGGTTAGATAGTGTATAACGATTTTTACTTAAGATCAGAAGACGATCCAAAATATTTTCCAGATACTTTATCTGTTCAGAATGAATTAGAAAATCTTACTACTCAAGTAAGAATGACTTTATTAACTTCTAAAAATGAAGTACTCGGAATGGACGAATTTGGATTCGGCGCGCTAGATTATTTGTTTGATACTAACCTAATTAATACTTTGACGGTTGCCAGTGTTGCGAAAGAACAAATAGATCAATATTGTACATTAGCGAAAGATCACCTCATTACAACAGAAGCTAATGTTTTTCAATTGGAAAAATATCGAGACGGAATTGCATTAGACATCTCCATAGACGGAGATTTAGAATTAGGATTATTACTCTAAATAAAAAGGAAGTCGATTTGACTTCCTTTTTATTTTATACGTCTGCTGGACCAGCATCAGATTGTGTTTCATTTGGCGTTGATGGAGGAGTAGGTGCTCCTGGTGTCGGTGCAGTTCCTTGTTCATACGCTGGTAGTTCAGGCGGAGGTGGAGCTTCTGGACCTTCCTCTTCTCCTTCCTTATTTTCAACATTAGGTTGATTATTCTTATCGCTTTGAGCCTTATAACTAGCATTCTTATCTAAGTCTTCATCACTCATCTTCAAGTACTGTCTAATTAAGAAATCTACTGAGAAGTACGGTAAGTTTGCATCGTCTGTCAATGCTTTCAATGAAGCTATCGTAGATAGACGTTTGTTCATCAAGTCAGCATTCTTCATTTCTTCGAATACGTTATCATCATACCATTGAATACCAATTGCATTTTTGAACTTATAATCACTTTTCAATTCCTTAATATCTAAACACATTTGAAGATATAATGGCTTAGTAATAAGTTCTTTGAAAGCTGCTCTTAAACGTCTAATAAACTTTTGATATCTAATTTCTTCTCTAGAAATACCTTCAGCATTCATAGTAAATAAACCACCACCTGTTCCACTATCCCATCTTGAATAAGGAATTTTAGAGTCCATTTTCAATTTTTCCTGAAAATATCTTAACATTTCCGATCCTGATAAATTCGGTCCTGAATATTCTAATGGTTTAATTTCAATAGCTTCACCTCTATCATTCTTAGGCATCATGTAGTTTTTGTAGAATAAAGTATTAGGTTTACCATCTACTTTAATTTCTCCAGCTTCACCATCAAAATAAACGTCTTCCTTTAAGAATGATAAAAATTCAGCTGCATCTTGAGCTGCTTTATTCAAAGATTTAGTTCCAATTGGAAAAGTAGTTGTCAAACGTAATGGAGCATTCATCGTATGCCAAATTACCTTAGAGTGTTCGATAATTCTCATCAAATTAAACGAACGAACCAATCTTTCGACAAAAGAAACTCTCTTAGTTCTAAAATGATTTGCAAAAGATATGTAAATAATCTGGGAGTCACTTAGAGACCTTACCTGTGCTCCTGCTTTATTTCTTTGAATCCAATTTAAGAATATCTTACCTGAAGAATCGGATGAAGCTTGAGGCATGAGAGATGACGGATCCAATTCTTTAAATCCAATGATTTCAGTAGGATTACTCGGATTATCATAAATGATTTCAAATGCAATATGACCTTCGATTAACCATTGATAAAAGTATTGCCAAGAAGTAATACCTTCGTTAAAGCCCCAAGCCTGATAAATTTTTTCAAAATTATCATGATACTTTTGTACTACTTTTTCTTGATACTTTATTTTCTCTTCTTTATTCTTTCCTTTAAATCTAATTTCACCAGTCAAATCATTCGGAGAACAAAATCTATTATCTTCGTCTAATACAATAGCATCATCAGTAATTGTTTCTAATATAAATTCAATTTCACCATTAGATGCAATATCTTGTAATTTACTACGTTTAGTTTCGTAATCTAATTGAAAGAATGCAGTAGATTTAACTTTTAGATTAGAAGTTGTATCGGCTAGGGCCAATGAATATTTGAATAACTCATCACCAGTATTAACTCCCATGCTGTTCATAGAACCCATTTTGCTTTCTATGTAACCTATTGCTTGAGAATTTTTGATTAATAAGTCATCGTATTTCATACCAAAACGACTAAGTTCGGTTAACCTAGAACGAATCGTTTTAACTGATATTGAATCCAAAAAACCTGCCATATTTATAAATCACTATTTTTTAAGTGAGACATATAGTACATACGTATCTCGTTTAATGATGGTCCATTAGTTTTAACAAATCTATCATTATCATAACGAGTTAATGCTAATTTCTCAAAGTGAGGAAAATCTATCACCTGAACAGATTTCATAACACTTGTATTATATTTATTCACCCAGAAGTATATTCCACGACCTAACATAGCTCTAAAATAATCTGGGTTAATAGTAAGAAAATATTTTAAGTAATCAAAATTCTTTAATCTTTCTTCTAATGGCCTCATTTCATCCTTTTGATTAACTGCATACTTTCTAATAGCTTGATCAATTACCCTAAATAAGTATTGTAACGTAACTAAACTTAATTCAGGCGGCATGATTTTTAAATTCAAAATATATTCTTCTGGTCCAGAACCTAAACGACCTAAAGATAAACCAATTGGCTTAAGATCATAGAATGGCTTCTTATAAGAAAATTTTGATAATTTCTCTGAGTCAGTATAATCAACTAAACTTGGAATTTCAGATTGATCTAAAGTATAAGTACATGTAAAAGTATAAAGATGACCTGGCAATAATTTCGGTAAAGTCCAAGGTTCTGCCGTATCCTCAAAGTAATAATTATGAGGAACATTTCTATGATGAGATTTTACTCTCTCTAAGAAAGATGGATTATTACTATACTTTAACTTATTTTGTTCTTTTGACATTATTTCCATATACATTTATAGTTTCAGATACTTCCATTTCGGTAAGTCTTTCTTGAGTACCTTTACTTAAATAATTCAAAGATTCAGCTGTATAAACTTTGGCATCGTTTTCTCTCATGAAAGTCCAACCTTTCATTTTTGCAATATAATCTATGGGTTTTGGTGTTTGTTGTTTCATGCTTATATTATATTCCTTTAAAAATAAAGTTTTCGGTTATTATTCCAAATTTTAAGCCCTTTCTTGAACAGAATTCTTTAGCTGCTTCAAACTTTGCTTTATTCAAAACGTATTGCTTGGCTGCATACAGATAGTTTTTTGTAGACTTATCTGTCATTCTAGTTGGAGTTTTAGGTTTTTGTAAATAAGAAGACGGTTTAACTTCAAGGACCCAACCTTGTTGTTTACCAGATTCATCTACAGTGATCACAATAAAATCTACATAATATTTATGACTGCGATGATCGAGAGGAGAATAATAAGGAATATAGAATTCTTCTGAGCTCCATGCAAGAACTGATGGTGAAGAATCTAAATATTGCATTACCTTTAGTTCCCAACTAGAACGAAATATGATTCTAGTAGGATCACCTTTATATTTAGAAAGTTCATTAGGTCTAAAATATCCCTGAACATATTGATTACGTCTAGGTCCGTAGTTTTTAATAACATTATAATGTTTTTAAATAAACACTATATCATAAACTGATGAACTAAAATACTTATTAATTAATTCATTAAAACTATCTAAATCAGCAGATTTTCTTTTATTAAAGAAGATATACAAGTCATTAATATCTTTAATGTTATGTATATCTTTATTATCTTCTTCAGACTTCCACTTCTTTTTAAGGTCTTGTATTAGTTTATTCCATAAAAATACTTTGTAACCTGAATTAATTAGCTTTATCATTTCTTTTTTACCACCTTTATCGCGATCAAAAAGAATTCTAATATTTTTCTTTTCACCTATTGACTCTAATATATTCATTGCTTTAGAGACACCTGTCGTAGAAAAGCAATTATTGATAAACATCGAGTCTAATTGTCCTTCTGCAATAGTAATAGGCTTAGAAAAATCTAAATTTAGAACATTAAAATAGTTTCCAAGTTCGTTACAGTCATCAATAGTATTATTATCTATTCCTAATACATTACATGCCTTTAGAATATCATCATAAGTCTTAATAATATATTTGATTGAAACGTCTGGATCTAATTTACGAATGGCAAAACCTATTATCTTACCAGACTTTAAATCCATATTAAAAATGTAAAACTTATTATCACTCGAGTCTGAATAAATTAAATCACCATAATCTTCAGTATGAGTAATACAACGTCTTTCTAGTTCTCTAAATACAGCTGAATCTTCTGTTAATTCGTCTACTCTTCTTAAATCAAATCGATTTATTAAAGTAGTAATAGAAACTATTTTTTCTTTATCTGATAACAAAAAACGAACTAATGTATTAGTGGAATTAGCTCTTTTAATTTGGATAGGTTCATCAAATACTGTTAAATCGGGTGTCAGATTATATTTTCTAACAAATAATGATATAAATTTTCTAATTGACATGAATTCCATACAACCGTCATTAAAACACTTGTATGTACTTGATTTAAAGAAAATATTGCCTCTTTTTTTAGAGGCCTTCTTTTGAGAATCTCCACAGATAGGACATGCAAAATTGATCTTCTTAGCATCAGAAGAATCAATTTGTTGCTTAATAATATTATCGGAAAATCGACGTTGTAGTATTTGATGAACTAATCCAATAATAGCATCTTTTCTTTTGTCGCCAGTGCTACGTCTATTTTGAGTTATTGCCATTATGCAGAATTAAGTTCTTTCTTTTGTAAATCTTTTTCTATTTTATTCTTTCTACGTTTAATATACTTTTGTAATTCAGATTTTGGAACAATTACACTATTTAATCCATATTTTGCTATTATAGAAATATACTCATTAAATTCATTAGCAGGTACTTCAATATTAGGATTTCCTATGAATTCATTGAATTTTTCAGGTATTTCCATATAGTCAAATTTTTCAGAATCAACTACATGTAATGGATAATAATCTTCAGGCGCGATTGGTTTTTTGGTACGAGGTTTAATGAATTCAACTACTCTGCCCATATACTTATCGAGTTCTAGCCAGCCGTATGCTTCTAAGAATCTATTAACTGGTTCAATAATCAATTTAAAGAACATTTGTGTTCTATCAATAGGTGGAGCAAACTCTTCTGGAAATTCACCAGGAGGAAATGCAAATACTTCAAAATTATTTTCATTTTGTGTAGGATCACACTCGTACACTTTAATTTTAGTTTTTTCGCGTATAGGGTTATACTTTAATGAACCTGTTTTCCATAGCATATAATTGTAATATGCTGAACCTCTTGGATTAGGACCTTGACCTTTATTAAAGTCTAATGTTT